TTTAAGAGCGGATACCTCTTTAGAAAAACAAGCGATGTCCAACCAAGCTAAGTTCTGCTTCTGGACTAAACTTGATATTATATTTATCACTTCCTACGGTGCTTTTTTCACTCAGATAGTCGAGTAGACTTGGACTTATTTCAAGATCAGCTTCTTCTATTAATTCTTTTCTAGTTTTATAATTTGTACCTGAATCAAATCCTATTCTTCCTCCTAAATTAGTGATTCCTCCCTCTGCATAATCTCTCTCCCAACGCTTGGCAATGTCAGGAAGATTTGCGTGCATGTAACGTCTTTGTTTTTCAGATTGAAAAGGCATTAGCTTCTAGGTCCTTTCAGCGTTTTAACATCCTTTCGTTTCATAACGTCAGAACGCATTTTCGCTTGGTTGGACATCGCTTGTTTTTCTAAAGAGGTATCCGCTCTTAAATGAGCCAGCTCTTCATTCTGTTCAAGTTTTTCATCTTGAACATTTTGATTCATCATCGCCTTCATACGATCAAGCGCAATTCTATTATCATCTTCTTGTGTTTTTCTTTGATTGTCTTGCGCCTTCAGATCGAGTTCTCTTGCTCGTAATTTAGCAATAGGATCATGATCAAATTGAGAAGTAATTTTCTTTTCTTCAACTAGGAATTCTTCCATCATCTCTGCAATCAATTGAGCCTTACGCGCTTCAATCTGTAACTGGAGATTTTGAGCTTCAGCTTGAATTCTTGGATCGGGTTGTTGTTGAGGGTTCTGAGTCATCATTTGTTGAATCTGTTGAACCTTCTGAATCTTGTCTTTAAATTCCATTTCCACCTGTTCTTGAGCCATCATCGAAATATGTTCGAAGACATTCTTTTCTAAAGAGGCAATGACCATAGGATTGTTTCGTGCCATGTTGGTTGCCATAAAAGCTATATGCGCTGTGATGTGAGCTCGATGATCCTGACCACTAAAAGCTTGAAAAGGTTTTCCACCAATTGCATCGATATGTTCGATGGCCGGATTCTTAGGAGCCGGTGGTGGTGGAGGCGGTAAAATCTGATCGATGTTCTTTACGCCAATGGCTGTATACATATCCCGATAGGCTTCATAAAGATTATGCATCTGTGGATTGGACTGAGCTAATTGTAATTCTGTTTGCGCCGTTGCAATTCGTTGGGTCTGAGAAAAGATATTAGGATCGGCAACCGGCATAATATCAATCTTGTCGTCAAAATCGGTTTGTTTAATTTCTTTTTGATCTCCGATAACATCGTAAGGATAAACCGGAGGTAGATACGTGGACAAGACATTAGCCAATAAAGAAAATTCTTGTTTGAGCGCCGCATAAATTCTTTTGTGAATAGCACTCATCACTCGCGATCCTCTTTCCAACAAGGCTACCGTCGTACCCACAGCCGCCTGTTGATTGCCATCACCCACTTGCATATCGGCAATCGATGCGAATCGTTGTCCGGCTTGAACAACAATGTTCATCAGTTGCAATAAAGTTTGAGACGGTTCTTTATAAGGAAGAGGCATAAAAGCATCTTTAATGTTACCGCCGGGAGCGTCGACATCGCGCCACTCCCCAGGCTGTAACGAGACGGCATCGTTTTGGACACGAATGCCTCTCTGTTTAAACCCGGCAGGTAAGTTGGAGAGCGTACCTGCATCTAGTAATTGACGGAGAGCAGACGTTGCCGTTCTGCTGAGTCCACCAATCATATGAATGAGTCCAAAGCCATAGAATCCAAGACCTGGCAGAAATCGAAAATGCACAAAGTATTGAATTTTGTTTTTCAATGGATCATCGAGTTTAAAATTTCTTCTAATGGCTAAAACTTTTCTAGTAGCATTCTCTATGGTGACAATGTAAGGAACCTTGATGCCGGTCGTTTCGCCGGTTTGGCTTTTATCTTCAAAGCCTTCCAGATCCAGATTGACATGACATTCGACCAGAGTGAAAATCTTTTCTTGCCAGCCTTTACGAACACCTTCAATTTCTCTTTCTTTTTTCTTGAGTTCGCTCTCTTCGTTATAGGGAACCTGTAGCTCGACATTGCGATAGAAACCTGCGAGCTGTTGTTTTTTTAAATCGTTCTCGGTGATTTTAATAACATGACAGATGGCTTCCGCATCCTCTAATGAGGTAGCGGAGTACGGAACCACCAAGTCATCGGCTTGAACGAACTTTGATACTGCTCGTCCAAGTAAGTCGTCATAATATACCTTCTTGAAGGTCGAGCCTGCAAGCGGTAGATAAAATAGCATTTGATCAAACTCGGAATCGTATTCCTTCATGACGTTACAAATCTGGTAGTTCATGAAATCCTTGACCCTGGTCGCTTGATCCTGTTTCTCTCGTGTAATCTTTCCTAAAATCTGTGCCCGTACCGGTCCTCCGGCAGGAAGTAATTCTTTATACGCGCCGGCTTGAAACTGTGTAACCGCTTCGGCCAGGACAGGATGCGTTGCACCTGCTGCGCCTTGAAACGGTTGTGTTCGGTCTTTGTATTGAAATCCTAAAAGGTCTAATCCTTTGGTATAAGAATCAGCCCATTGTCTTCTAGACCTACGATACTCGTCATAATTATTCCAAAGTTCTGATCCTAACGGATCCAGAACATTGTCGGGAAGCAAGTCGGCAAGATTAGCGTAATGATCCTGACCGCCCTCTTGATTAACTGCGCCGGGTTCAAAGGTAATTTCTGCAGAGCCGTCTTCGTTCTTGGTGACTTCAGGTTGAGTCGGCATGGACTCTTGAACTTCGGCTTGAATTTCAAGTTGCTGTTGTTGCGACGGAACTTTTAAGGTTTGCTTTACGTTCGGTAAAGACTTATCGATCTCTGCCATTTTTCTTCTCCAATAGTACTGGTTTATCCTGTTTTGATTCTTTTATCAAGGCTCTAGGGTCATGGCCTTTGACAGGAGGAATCAATCTCCATTTCACGTGCTTCATATTCTTGGTTAACGTCGGGTTCATTTAAATAAGCTCGCTATGCCGCCCATCGAGAAGCTATCCGAGAAGTTATCCACCGCAGCATATTTTTGAGGCTCTTTTTCTTTCATTTGTGCTTTCATATTTAAAGCCCAATTCTCTGGTCCTGTGCCATGAGGTAGTACGTTTTCAGTAACTTCTTTTTTTTCAGGTTCTGGTTTATATTTACTTATATACTCAAAAATTTCCCTTCCCCTTTTTTGAACTTCATCATTATTTCTTAGTTTCCATGCTATTGCCATCATATTACTTCCACCCGCCATTTTAGAAAATGCCCACGACTTAAAACTTTTATCTCCTTTCCAACGTGGTTCTAAAGCAGCAATGCTTACATAATAAGCTAATCTAGCGTCCTCATAAGGTATGTTATTTTTTGAAGCGTATTCTTGAACTAAGTCTAGTTCAGTTTTAATTCCTTTAACCGCAGAAAGAGTTTCTGTCGCTATTAGCAAAGGTTTCGCGACTGTAGCAGCCTTAGTTAAAATTTTAGCTCCGTAAGCACCTCCACTTAACGCTAGCTTTCCAAGAATATCTGCCTTCTTTACCAAACTAGCATTCTTAAGTTGACTTAACTTAACCTTATCTAATCCTAATCGTTTTACAGCATCCGAAGCTAGGAATATCTCCCACCACATATCTGGTTTCGTCGGCTCTTTAAAAGATTCCAAACGACCTGTTGCTACTACAACGGCAGGAAGCCAATAAGGTGCAGCGTATTTCCAAAGTGTATCAAGACCTCTACTAAGAATACTTTTCGTCGCTCTAAAAAATCCTTTTGGATCCTTTTCCCATTTAGCATCAACGCATGCTAACATGCTAACAGAACCTGCTCCAAAACCAATTCGACCGCCTTCGGATTTTTTAGCAGGAGTTTTAGTTTTACAACCAACTGCTGTAGCTATTCTAAGTTTTTCCTCGTACGGTAAGGCCTTAATTATATCTCCAAACTCTTTTAATTGTGTTACAGATAAAACTTTTTCACCTACTGTTTGAGCCATTTCTTTAAAGTCATAAGAACCTATCGTCGTTTCACTCAATGTTTTCACTCCTTTACCAAATATCTTGGTTCCTGCCTCTACAATATTAGATGTGCCTGTTTTGGAATTAAATATAATTTTTTCTTTAAATCCATAAGTTTTTCCACCGCTTTTTATTTGCATATTAAATTCGTTTAATAGTTTTTCGATTTCTGGAACCGCTTTTCCATTAGGATTTGCTTTAAGATAAGCTCTCAGAGCATCCATTTGACCTCCAATTTTTCCTGATGCCGCCTGTACTTCATTAGGAAACATAGCATGAAGTTTTTCTGTGGCTATTCCT